GCTGCGATGAGCTGCTGACCTCTGCGTCCTCGCTGAAATGCGCCTACTGGATCAAATGTTCTTACGCCGTCTACCATATGTCACCTATTTAAAATGTAGCGCCAGTGATCGATCCAGCAGGCACTGAAGAAGGATCAAACTGGAATCCGCCGCCCGCTGCTGGGGCTTGAGTCCCGAACAAATTAGGAAACGCTCCGGCAGCACCCGCAATGTTCTGAAGCGTGCCTGTGAATGCTCCTGCCTGCCCTGTGATCCCTGCGGCTTGAGCACGCCCAGCTCCTATTTGCAGATTCCCCAGATTAGCGGCTGTTTGAAGTCCTGCCGTGCCCTGCCCTGCCGCGACATTAGCCCCAAGCCCTGCTACGTTAAACAACTGATTGAACCTCTGATTCTGCAATTGAGGAGCAATGGTTGACGCCAGCTGGGTGTTAAATCTTGTTAGGTCTTGAAGAGTTCCTCCAGCCCCGAGCCTCATTCCCGCAGCGGCGCTTTCTTGGATCTGCTCGAACCCCTGCTGCCGGAGGAAATCAACAACTGGGTTGATTTCTGCTAATTGCTGAGAGGGGTCTTGAAGGAAACTGGTTAATTGTTCCGCCCCTACTAATCCTGCTTCTCTAAAAGGATCTGTTCTTTCTTCAAATGCGAGTCGAGCAGCCCTTTGTTCTCCAGCAGCCGTTGCCGCCGCTTGAGTTTGAGCCTTAGCGCCTTTGCTTGCCGCCTTAGATGCTACAACACCCCCAATGACTGCGCTGCCAATTGCTGCTCCTATTGCCATTCTTCACGCTCCACACCAAAATAGATTTGGTCGTATAATTTGCCGTTCTTCATGTAAGACTTCTTATTTATGCCTTCTCTCTTAAAGCCAATGTCCTCAGAGAACCGAAGCGCTCTTTTGTTATAATCAGGAGTGCTACCGTTTATCTTTAGAAAACCAGTGCTCTCAAAAACCCATCTTATAGCCAATCTACCTGCCTCTCTTGCTTTGTCTCCGTAGAACCCTGGAAGCATTGCGCTATGTGCGTCAACTGTTACCCCGTTGATAGGTAAAACCACAAACATCCCTGCTATTATATCATTTTCTCTGGCAGCCAAGTAATACACGATGTCTAGCATAGGGTATTCAACGTCCTGGCTAAAGTCATCCTCTATGAATCCTTTAACATTCGGATGCTTAAGCACATAGTTGATCTCTTCAATGTCATATGTGCGCTCTATGATCACGAAATTTCACGCCCTGAGACAGTGAAGCTAATAGAAGTCGCTGCGCTTGTCTCAACAAATAGCTGTGCTCCTGCTGGCATGAATTGCCCCGATACTTCAGGGGGAACGTCTGTATCACCTTTAAGCACAGAACGAGCGGGGATGATAGGAATGACCGCCGATCCGCTAGTTACAATATATGCCTTATAAGTACGATCAACCGCCGTAGAATTGGCCGCTGTGAAGTTAGTGATCAGCGTCCCTTTCTGTTCGCTAGGTGAAGTATAAACAGATTCTGCAGTATTAGCCGCTGCGGTCTGCTTGTTATCTACCAGCTGCTTGTTCGTAATAGCCATTATACGTTCTCCGCAGGCACCCTATAAAACATTATAGTAATTTCAATATTGTTATCATTGGTCTTTGCGTTAACCCATTTTCCTTCTGCTACGATCATATTCAACCCGACAAGTGTGAAGTTACTCGCTCTGACAAGACGAGGGCTTACGATGCCCTTGTCGATTGTCGTCGCAGTTGCCGATGTCGCTTCATAGATTTCCACCTCTGCCGGGACTACATTGCTTACCGCATTGTCTGCTGAAGCGATTATATCCGTGATGACAATGCTTTGACCTTGCTCCGGAACGACAAAGTTAAAAGCTGTATTTATCACATCAAGGCTGTCTGACACCGGAACACTATAATCTAGGGGAGCAACAACAAGTTGATTGAACTTTGTTACTTTCGCAGATCTTCCGCTATTATTGTCCTTGATTACAGTCTTTACAGACATTATTCATCCTCTACAATCGATACCACACAATCTATTAATCCTGTAGCCTCAATCCTTTGAAACGCTACCGCCTGTCCTTGAGGAATTATAATATTGCTCGTAGTTTTAAGATGGAAAAGCTCGTTTGCAGCTGAGCATTCTTCAAAGAAGATTACCCCGATATCTGTCAGACCAGTAATATCCACCCCCTGCTCTATAGTAGCCGATGGTGTTTTGGAGTTTCCTAGATTTCTATTTAAAGACGTTACAGTGGTTCCGCCTACTGGGGTCCCTGATACATGGTTGTACAAAATTTTTGTGACAACAGATGAGCTAATCCTAATATCTGTTACAAAAATGTCTTTTGTTCCATCGTTTCGTAAGTAGAAGAAATTATCTGCCGCCGCTGTTGGCGTATTGGTAAACCTAAGGGACCATGATTTCCCTTTGGTGTTTAAGTCTTTATCTTGAGGTTGAGCCACAGTGAATGCTTTCAATCGATTCTGATCATCAACCTCTACTACCTGACCATTAGGTCCAACTATTCTAGTCATTTTGTTACTCCATAGACCTGATTAAGACCAGACCAGTCTGTACTAGGAAGCTCGTATTTGATGCTTGAGGCGTGATAGCGACTGTATAGGTTGACCCGGGTTCAACGATAATCGGATTGTCCGATATCAATACTCGTATCGCATCAGTCGGAACGATACTATTAATGACCTCTGTTCCATCTGTCACCGTGCTCCCTTCTACCCCTTTCAAGGATGTTGACGTGAGGGTTTTTGCCTGTCCGAAATTTAAGTTTTGAGGTGTTACAGCAGTCCCAGCAGAAACAAGAGTTCCGGCAGATACGTTTTTGAGTATCCTTAAGCGCCAATGCCCAGTGCCACTTGTGCTTGTTCCAACATTGAAAAACAGCCTAGTGAGAATCCACGGTACAATGTCCGTGTTTTCCACAAAAAACACCCCTGATTCACTCGCAGTCGTTAACGTGATATCACCAGTGTTTATAGTAAACGTGTCGCCTTCAAGCGCTGAAGTTGTCTCCTCAGGCTGCGATGTTGAGAATGTTTTCAGTTTGTTATTCGTGTCTACTTCTGCAGTATTGCCGGTCTTTCCGTCCTTAAGTACAAAATTCGACATTATATATCCCCCCCATCTAATTCAGTTTCAAAAGCTTCCTCTACCCTTGCATTTAAAAGCATAATCTCATCGCGTATGTTCGCCAGCAAAACGACTTTCTCAGACTCCTGTTCTTTGTCAGGGGCTAGGTCTTTAACTGCTGCCAGTAATTCACTAATCAATTTATTCACCTTTTGATTCAGCTTAGCGATCTTTGAGTTTAGAACCTCGTTATCGCTCGACGCCTCGAGATCATGAACCCTTTTGTTTAGTCTGCCTATTGTAGCAAAAAGCCTTGATGTATCTGCCTCTGCTGCGGTGGCTTCTTCAATGCTCTCAATGGAATCATCACCGCCGCCTGTCCTGATGAAAAGGTCATGAAGAAACCTGTTCAAATATTCAAAGAACGGCCTCAACTCAGGATCATTGAGAAACTTCCGTGGTATCGGCGCAACAAACGGATCGACCTTAGCCAATGTCTAGCTCCACATCCACATGGGCAGAGATAAGCACCCACTTAATGTTATCACTCATCGTGAATCTGAACATCCGATTATAGAAGAACCCTAGCCCGAACCACTCTAATTTATGCCTAAACTCTCCCTGCTGTCCGATCGATAAGAATCGCTCAGAACTAAATGTCCGGCCGTTATCATCTGAATATTGCATGATGATTTGTGATTCTGCCGTGACCAAGCTCGTCCCTGTTTCAATCACTAATTCTAGCCGATCCATAAAGACTTTGGCTCCGGCTCTGCCAAACGTCTTGCCATTTACTGAGATAGTGTCTCTTTGGTGCTGTATCGTTTCGCCATTATCTGTGAACGTGTCGAAATCCATCTCATAAATATTGCCGTTCCGTCGGTCAGCTACTAACTGTTTTCCGTAGATGAATTGGTGATCACTGATTAGATGCTGTGATCCGTCTGTTCCGAAAGCGAGGTTAGTCCAAAGCCCGGCTTGTTCGTTAAATAGCCAGGTCTCATTGCCTGTTGGGAAGGACAGCATGTAGAAGTTCATATTATCCATCGTGAACGTAACACCAAAGGCGTCATCCGTTCTAGAATATTTCTCTATTGCTTGGCCGATAGCTGGATTGCCTATGGATTGGCTATCTAGTCCCGCTAATCGATACGGGATAAGATCGCTCCCAAGGAAATAGAGGAAATTCTTGTCTGTGGCTATAGAGTGGATCGCGTCTATGCCAATTTCTTGAACTGCATTTTGGATGAAATCATAAGGGGGGTTGCCTGCGCCGGAATTATACATGGGCTGTATGCTACTAGCTCCGAATGCATAAACCTGCTGCTTGTATGCCTTAATAGCCCTCATATCATCGGGGTTGGCTTCAGCGATGATCACATTAGCACTATTCGCCGCCAGGGGGTCGCTCAGATCAGCAAAAACAATATCTCCACCATTTCCATCATAAATCATTCTGCGGTTTATATAGGTAACTGTACTAGCGTTCGGGAGGTCTACGTCCGTACCCTGAGTTAGCGTCGTGCCGTCATAGGCATATGGCTTGCCGACCCCTGTAGCGATGACAAGATTGCCCACTTGATCCTCTTGCAGCTTACAGCGTGCATTGCCTTCAATCGTCCCTATGGTGGCCTGTACGCCCGTAGAAGATACCTTGATCAGGTTGTTCGCCGACACCGTATATAACACATCATCAAGTCTGCCCATGCCCCTATTGGCACCTGAACCCGTGGAGAAAGGCTTTAATCCTGGGAAGGGGTTAAACGATACCGGCTCGCCGCCCTGTTGATTAACCTCGACATAGAATCCTCTAGTGACTTGAGAAGAGACAGGCAAAGACCTGTTGGTGTAGGTCGGACCAATGAGCGGAAAGGGAACGCCTGTCGCCATTACAGATCCCCCGAGTCAAATTCATTAACACGGGGAAGGACTTTGCGGGTTAGCGCTCTATCTAAGGGCATTTCAGGGATGAGGGCATACTTAGCCTGCAATTCTGTCAGTGCATCTTTTCCCGCCTGAGATAGTCCTGGCTGAATGGGCCTCCGATGCCTGAGCATCAGTCTGAGGGTTAGCTGTAACTCTAAAGCCTCCTCGTCTGCGTCATCAATAATAAGCTCGTCAGCAGCGACTAAAGGAGTAGCCAATCCCAAGAATATACCGTCATTCTCAAGCCTATTAATCAAACGGTTTAGACGACTAAGAGCATCGGTATTAATACCACCCTCGAGCGCCTGTCCTTCAGCTAGAATCCCGGCCTGTTTTGCAGAACTATCAATCAGTTCCTGAGCTGTTGTCATTTTGCTTCGCCTTCAGTTGCCGCGCTTCTTTGGATCGTCCATCTAGCTTCTTAGGCTTCTCTGCTGCTGCTTTAGCGTCTTTCGGAGAATGGTGCCAACCAGGATCAATATCCCAGTCAGCCCCCTTCATGCCAAACATCTTTGTTTCAATTTTACCATCAACAAATCTATATCGGCACGTTTCTAATATCATGCGGCACCCGAGATGAAGCCAAAGTTGACCAGAGTGGTTCGCAGTTCATTCCATTTATCTGAAATGCTTGCAAAGGCATCAGCGGTATCCATGTTCTGGATAACAACGTGGAAAGCGCCGTTTCCTGCGGTGATGGTAGTGCCGCCAGATGCAATCTCAATCGAGAATGTATCACTTGCGCTGCCTGTGTTGGCTCCTGCCACTGCTGTTCCATCAATGCGCCTGCCTGATGCGGTACTGGCCTGGACTACGGTACAAGTGGAGGGAGAGGTGCCTACGTCAGTGGTTCCAATCTCCATGTTAGCCACACGACTACCAGAAGCCCCCACCAAATCAGTGCCTCCGTCAATCCATGCCCAGTCCAAGATTTTAAACTTGTAACCAGGAACAAAAGCCGTGACCACATCAATTGCAGAGGTGCTTGTAACGAACTCAAACGGGAAGTGCATGGTTGAGATGCCAACGGTCGCCGTGATCGTATCAGCAACCGTGCCGCCGGTACTGTCAGTAATAGCGACTTGACTCGCGTCTGATCGCTGAGAGATTGGAGTAGAGCCAGCCATGCCAAATTCGGCATCTGCCGTAAGGGTGATCTTGTCGGCGTCAATGAATGACGTCATTACTCCCAATGCGCGCTCACTTAAAGCCATGATAATTCCTCCTATAACGCCCCCCGAAGGGGGCTATAAGTTTATGAGGTTGCGAAAGGAGTTGCCATTGTGCCAGTGGTCCCGACCGTGAACCCAGCTACCGCCCATTGGGTCGCTGAAATTGCGGTGAAGATTAGCCGCTGACCTAGCAAACCGCCAGTCGTCGAGCCGTTAGAGGTGGCCGCAACATGGGTCGACCCATTGGCGCTGAACGAGTCACCACCTTCAGCAATGGTTGTTGCGAATGATCCGATACCACCAATCATGAACTCACTGGCGATCGTCTTCGTGATGACCTTGTGAGTATCACTAGCGGTAACGGTGACAGTCGTCAAGAACTCGAATGTCATGCCCGCTACCGGGGTAGGCAGTCTGACCGTGATTTGAGTTGCCGCATCCATGAGAATCAAAGAGCCAGATTCCTCCGGCAGCAATTGACGCTCAGTCGTACCGATGCTTTGGATTACCTCCCGATGGATACCAGGAGCAACACAACCATCCGTGCTTTGCTTGCTTAGATTTTCAAGAGCCATGATAAATACTCCTAGTTGTTTGCGTAACGCACAGCGATCTGGGCGCGAATGGTCTTGAATCCATATAGCACGTCGATACGAGTGGGGAAGTCATCGTTGGTGATGTCGTAATCACTCACGATCCGCATTGAGATACCGTCCATAACTTCACGGGCAGCAAAGTCCACACCCCGAGGCATACGCAGATCGGCAGTCACGAAGGTGAATGCATCAGGCGCATAGCCTAGAGAGATGTCATGGGTAGCTGAAACGCCGCCGACCTTAGTCAGTGCCTGTCCATCAGCTAGTGCGTTAGATACGTTCTGACGCGCCCCAGTAGAGACAATCTCAGGGGAGAAGCTGATAGAAGTAGCAGAGGTGCCGGTATCTGCAGTTACAACAAACTGCTGCAACTGACCAGAATCGACCTTTGTTTCAGGATGAACCCGATTGACGCCTGCCCATGTAAACACGTCACCCTTGAGCAGGGTGCCGGTCCCGGTGTCAATAACCGCTGTGCCACCAGTTTGACCAGCTCCGTCACTCAGATAGTCACCAGTACCATCATCGGTGCCGGTAACGTGGCGAGGCATCAGGGTGTTCTCAAAGAACGTGAAGCCGCCAGTTACACCAAGAATACCTTCCAGATACTGCTTGGAGATATTGGTGGAGGATTGAAACAGCCCTTTAAGAACATCGACCATATCAACATTGGTCTGAGTGTCCAGGTTGCACTTCAGGTTGCTTGATCCAGCCAGGTTATCAACCAGCTTCTTACGACCCTGCAAGATCGTCAGGAAGGTGGCAGAGGAACCCACGTTATTAACCTGATTGAACACGTCTTTGAACATGCTCAGAGCGTCAGATTCAATGTTCGCCGCGAGAACTGACATCATCGGATCAAGAATTCTTGATCCGAAGTCATCCAGGCTAAGGGTCAGGTCAGCAGAAGAAAACTCTACATCGACGCCCTTTTGGGTTGCCATTGTCAGCAGAACACTCTGCTCATCAGTATCCTGCACAGCAATCTGTTTGCCGGTTCGGACTGTGTATTCGTTCGGCAACCGAATCGTCAGAGTATCCCCAATCTTTGCGCCTTCAATCGCAAACTGGGAATCATACTGTCGGTTGATATTGCCGATAAAGTTAAGTTTTTGGTGCAGGATGCGTAGAGCTTCCCGAGTCACCGCCGTTGCTGTCAATAGTGCGTTAGCCATGAGTAGTTACCTTGTTAGCCATGTAGTTGTTTATTCCTCCAGGATCGCCATTCATCCGCTGTCATCTTGTCGGGGTCCGTCTGAACTGTTTCAGAGTTACCCAAAGGATTAATCGGATCAGGCGCATCAGAAACCTTTTTAGGCTTCAATGCTTCAACCTGGAATTCCAGTTTCGTCAACTCACGCGCCCGTTGTACCGGGGTTAGACTGAAAATACGCTCTGCTTCGTCAAGGTGTGATCCAAGGTGATAAGCAACTTCCGGGCCTTTGTCCATCTCAAAGATTTGTTCCGCTAGGTCCAAGTCCATGAAGTTGTGCCCGTATGCAATGTCTTCAAAGTCTTCAAAGTTGGCCCGCTTACCATTAAGGTTTGCTTCAAAAGCCTCCTTCTTAACCTTTACTGCTTCTTGCCGCTGCGTTTGTGCTGTCGCTTCCTTGTTCGCGCTATCTGCTGCCGTGACCTTAGCCTGTGCTGCGTTACCCGACACATCCGCGTAATACTTTGCGTTTGCCGTGTGATAGTCCTGCAGAGAATCAAAATCATCCTCGTTAGGTGCAACCAGTGCTTCAGCCTTGACCTCGGGTTTAGCTTGCTCAAACTTGTCAAACTTTGCCCTCAGTTCTGCGATTTCCTGCCTTTGTTCGTACTTTTCCCGTGTGAGTTGATTAATGCGCTGTTGAACCTTATTAACCGGTTTCGGCTCGTCAGGTGTTTCGGTTGCGCTCGCCTCTGCTCCACCTTCAACAGGTTTTACTTCGGCTTCCGGTGCAGTTGACGGGGCTGCTTTATCGTCATGGCTAGGCGTTTTGTCGATCTCGCCAGGTAGATCTTCAGTACTCATAGATACGATCTCTCGAATTTAAACCTGCTGAATCCCAGCAGTAGGATTATTACCATTTCGAACTAAGTTAACGACATTGGCTAGAGCCTCATTTAAGGCCGCTTGATTTCCAGCTGCAGCTGCTAACTCTGCCATCTGGACTGCGTTTTCCACATCGTTTTGCTCAGTCTCGCTAAATGTATTAACGGCCTTAGCTTGTTTAGTTGCCGTGTCCGCTATTGTGTTGTCTATATTAGCCTGTTTATCGGCGAATTCCAATTGCAAGGCTTGTTGCTGAACCTGCTGTTGCTGTTGTTGTTGTTGTTGAATAGCCGCTTTCTCTTCATCACTCAAATCTTCATCATCTGCAATACCAGGAGGCAATAGTTTCTTGAGACGCTCTGCCATTTCTTCAGCCCCCGGCCAATCCAGGTTTTTAGCAACAAGATCACCAGCAACCTGCAGAACTTGCGGGAATACTCTTGCCAGTTCAACCATAGATGCCGCTGCTTCAATGCGCCGGGTTCTAAATGATGGACCAACACCAACACGTACATCGTATTTACCACGCGTCAGATCGTTTTGAATCTTTAACCCATCAGGCGTGAGAATGGGCTTATTAATCTCAACGAACCGAGAACCTGAATCTTCGCCTCTTAATCTAATCACCCGCTGAGTGTCGTAATACTTAGGGATCAGATCCAACACAACACGCCCTGTGTGCTCTATTGCCTGCGCTAGGTTATCCATGAACAAGGACTGCCCTACGTCCGCCTCTTGCTGCAGAGCGATTACAGCGCGCCCTGAGCGCTGTTCTGGCAATGCTCCTGTGGATGCTTCAAACACTCCTGTGGCTTGTTGAATATCTTGAGCGCTGATAGCTGCCTGTGCTAGTAGACCGTTCTGCATTGTAGGTGGAGCTTGGCGCTCAGGTTTCCCGCCAGGTACGCTTGGGTCCGCCGTATAAGGCAAATAAGGCAGATTGTCAGTGTTTGCTCTATTCCAGAACTGCTTGTGATTCTTAAACATCTCCTCGGTGCCAATGAAAGGCGCTTTAGGCTGTAGAGCGATCGTTTCGGCTGCTGCGCTATTCCAGTAGTTATACATGCGCTGCGGGTCTTTAGCGGCCCTTACGATGCCCCTGATGAGAGTCTCACCTTCAATGTTGTCTTCTTCGCCGAATACAGGGATACCGGGAAAGAACTTTGATGGCCATTCCTGGTGTTCTAGGATTTCAAACGCTGTCAGCTTGAACCAGTCGATGACCTCTGCTTCTACGTCCCGATCATTAACGGGCGTGACTCCTTGAGCCTGGTACAACTCAATATCTTCATCCGTGATTGAATCAGTATCAACAACCACCCCGTTAGAAAGCTGAGTGATGTTCTTTTTCTTCTTCCGCTTTACGAAGTATTCACCGATGCGAACAGAATCAGAGTCGTACCACCTGGTCTGAGTCTCACCTAGTCCTTGATTCGGGATGCCCAGAGGAATATCAACATCAGGAAACTCTGATTCGAATTTCTTCTTGGATAGAGTCTCGCTGATGATCATAAACCGCCCGTCTTGCTTCTGCGGCATGATCGCATCAGGATCAAAGTAATAGGTGAAGGGGTTCTTAACCGGGAGGATGACAATATCCTGCTCAAAGATATCATCAGTATTCACTACAGTATTGACACGCCAAACACCAAAGCCCATCTTCACTTGAAACTTAGCAGCATTAATATAAGCATTTCGTGCGTTGGATGATTGCTCAATCTGCCTAGTTAAGTCCTCTAATACGTCTGCAGTGTCTTTATCTGCTCCATCATCAACAGGGTCAACCTTAATCGATGGCATGTTAGTTCGGATATTGCCCAGGACTTTACGGATAGATTGCCCGATATGATCCAGGGTAAGCATGGGACGGTCTTGACGCTGTTTCTTAATATCCTCGGGCCATTGATCTAGCGCAGCAAACCTTAGATCGTCAACCATGTCTATGCGGTTGCGTGACTCAGCTGTAAAGGCTAGATCAAAATCATCCATAAACTGACCAATGATCTCTTCTTCTTCTTCCGTGCTGAATTTCTTCTTTGATAGTTCAGGCACCCATCCATCCTCTTCCTAGGTTAGGAATCTCTAGTGGCTCGCTATTATCTGGCGGACTATAAGCAACGCACATTAAACCAAATGCATCCGCACCATGAGAAGCCCAATCATGTTCCGGGCCTAAGCCTATATTTCTCACTTCATCTTTCTTTTCATGATACCAGCCTAATGCATCAATACCACCGGCGCATTTATCTTCATCAAGCCATATAGACGGGAAGAGCCTTCTAACCTCTTCTATACGAGCTTTAGCCGCACCCTTGCCTTGGTTAGGGATAACTGTAACTTCGTACCCAGCGCTCTTAAATGCGCTCTCATATGATACATCAAACACTCTGTCATTAGTTGAACCGTCATGCGGCAACCAAATCTGAGCTTTATTCGTTGTGTACCCGTTTTCTCTTAGCCAATCTAAATGAGCGCCTAACGGTTGTCCTTGAACTTCATAATAGTTTAGAACTCGAATCTCTCTACCTATGAACTGAGCAACCCACATTGTAAATGCGTCAGCCTTTGCGCCAGTGCCGCCAATATCAATAAACACCCTGTAAGTCATTAACGGATCAGCGCCTAAGCGCCCTATGCGCCCTTCAGTCCTAGCCAATGCCAAATCTTTAGCGAAGTACGCCCCCTCGGTGATCGTTGCATATCCACCATCCCATACATGATCATACTCATCCGGGTTAGCATTGAGGCAATCCAAACGTTCCTGCTCCAATACTGACGGAAACCAGGGGTTATCATTCCAATTAGCCCTGATGACGACTGAATCGGTAGGCTTCTGCCCTTGCCTTAGCATCACATCAACCGGGTCTGTCTTCCGTCTAGGGTTCCAGCTAAACCAAAGCTCTGATCCCTCGGTTCGAATCGTAGGACGCAATAGCCTTAAAGATGTTGTTGAGAGTGTTTGAGCCTCTTCAACCCATGCCCTCTTAAAGCCTTCCAGCGACTTAATCGACTCGGCAGTGTGATCCTGCATCCCCTGGAAGATAATGGCCCCATCACCAGGCGTCTGAATCACATCATTGAATATCTTGAAACCGTCCGCCTCTCCCAGTCTAAGAGCTGCCAGCTTGCCTTCCAGCAGCCTCTTGGCTGAGTCCTTGAGTGACTTCTGTACTTCACGTATGCAGACAGACAGAAGCCCCTTTTCACAGAGGCTGTCATCTATAAGCATCTCACCAAAGAAATGAGACTTCCCCGACCCCCTGCCTCCCCATGCTCCCTTATAACGTGCAGGCTCTAACAGAGGGACAAAGGCTTTAGCTGTTGGAATCTGTAGCGTTGACAACAACTCTCTCCACTCTAGTTACTGTTTCAACCGGCCCACCTTCTTCTCCGGTCAACTCCATCGCCTTCAGGTCTGGCAACGATTTGCCTAGCAGAATTTTAATTGAAGATACTTGAACCGCTGTAAGTTCGATTTTCCCAAGTATATGATCCGTTAGCCTTTTTATAAGCATAGTTGTCCTTATATTGTTCCTATGCTTTTGATTGGGCGATAACCTGCGCGTCCTAGCTGCCATGATGCCTTACTTCTTACTCTTACTCTTAGTCTTAGTCTTGCGCTTCTTGGGTGAAGAGACCTTAACTGTAACCGTTACAGTTCCGCCCTTCTTAGATCGCTTGCCCTTTCCATTATTGTGCGGCATGTTCAATTACCTCAGGTTGAGTTTCATCTAATACTACGTCTGCTTGATCCATGATGCCTTGATACTCTGCATCAGGGAACCACTGATCTTTAAGCGCTGCAATGATATCCAAAGAGATTTCAGGGGAGTCCTTTACGAACTTCTTTAGCGCCTTGGTCTTCCTGATCTCAATCCGGTTATTACCAGACACCAGGACGAACTTCTGTGTCTCTTCATCGAATTGAATAGCCGCTACACAGTTGAGCATTATTTGTCTTCCACCTTAATCCTAAAAGAGCGCTCGAATGTCCTGGGCGTTGAGTTGGTCGTGACTATCTTGGTCGTGACTACCCCTGTCCTGCCATCGTTACCACCAGAGACAAAGATGGTCACCTTGTTACCCGATACACTGCTTGAGTCCACAGTGACCTCTGTGGCCGTCACTGTGGCCGTACTGATGGTGTCTGCCTGTAGCAGCTGAGTGAAGTCCAGGATGTAATCCACTACATCAGATGGGTCTTTACAGACTTGGAGCGTTTTGGTCCATTTCATTATCGGGGCCCGACTTTGATTGTTCGGTCTTCAAATGGGAAGGTTATTTCCATCAGATATGCCCGGAGTCAGCAATATCCAGGAACAACGTGTCGCCCGATGGAATAGTCACTTTATATGTGAATTGTTTTGCCATGTAAATGATATCGTCTCCTGAAGCAGCGATTGACCCGTTCGTCATATTCTGAAATGTAACTCCCCCATCAACACTTATCTGCCACACAATAGGGCCTGTCGCTATTGTAGCAACAAAAACATAAATGCCTGGGGCTTTTTTGCTAATTTGCACTCCATTCAAAACTTCCATAATGCGCCTCTCTTAACTTGGCTTCAGGGCTTCGACTTCTGCTCGGGTATCCTGCACAACTCCATCGATCACATGATCACGAAGTTTGTTACGGTATGCTATCCACTGGGGCTTAGTACCCACCGCCCTCCCATGAGCGTCGTTATGTGCAGCCAGAGGCCTATTAGACTCGGCGAGCATTTGTGATGCCCATGCGTTTTCTCTTGTTGCGATCTCTTCTACCGTAAAGCTGCGGATGTCATAAATCCGATACCACTTCCCATCCCCTCGAAGTTCTGCCACTTGTGTGCCTGAGACAACATCTCCAACAGGGGCCGGTTCTTCTGTCAATACCGCAACTTGATGGTTATCAATGTTGTACTGTTCGGATGATGTCGGGTTTAAGCTGCAATTCTTCTTGCGGCTCATTCTATCAAGACTAAGAATCTCGCCGTCAATCATATCTACGCGCAAAATCATCATAATTTACCTGTAAAAAATGTTTCAATATTGGATAATTCTTCTGTGGTAAACTCTGCATCACGTACAATCATCTGATAAATTCTTCCCACTAATGGAAAAGACCCATTGCCTGCTGCTCCAATATTCATGTCAAAAGTCGCATTGCCTGAATTTATCGCTTGATCTTTTGCTTGGGTGCCCACACTAATAT